CATTACAAATTAAAGATGGAAGAATAGTCCGTTTAAGAAAAGACGGTAGAATAAAAGCAGATCTTGGTCCATATAGACAAGGTAAAAACAAAGTAAGGGTGGTAGCAAATGGCTAATAAAGAACAAAAAGGCAATGCTAATAAAAAGAAAGAACCAAAAATGACTCTTAAAGAAAAACGTGCTGCAAAGCAAGAAAAGAGAAATAAGAAAAATGGCTGATACATATACACCAACGTCTGGCATGAAGGCTGCTGCTCGTCGTGCTTTAAAATGGAAAGAAGATGGCAAAGCAACAGGTGCTGGAACTCCAGTAGGCTGGGGTAGAGCAACAGACATAGTTGCTGGTAGAGCAATGTCTTTAAGTACTGTTAAAAGAATGTACTCATTTTTTTCTCGTCATGAAGTAGATAAAAAAGGTAAAGGATTTTTTAGTGGTCCAGAGTTTCCATCTAACGGAAGAATTATGTGGGACGCTTGGGGTGGAGATGCAGGTTTCTCATGGAGTCGTGCTATTGTTGAAAGAGAAAAAAAACAAGTTGAAAAGGTTTGGAACGGAAGTCCATTTAGTTTTAGAAAGGGGTAAAAGTGGAGGATTTAAATCTAGATGAAATAAAACAATTAGTTATTTTTTATAAACAAAAAAGTTCAGATCTTGAATTTAATTTATTGCAAATGCAAATAAAGTTAAATAGGATTACCGCACTTTATGATACTGCCGTAGAACTACAGGCAAATAACAAATCTGCTACAACTAAAAAATAGAATATAGAAATAATGCAAGAATTAATAGCAGTATTCTTGACATTATGCACTTTTTGGTTTATAATTAAAAGAACAAAGAAAAATAAAAAAGTGGAAGTTTCTACAACTTTGCCTCGTCAAAGTGATGTACATAAGTTGTTAAAACATTTTTTTTCAATTTCTTTAGCAAATAATAATAACTTTACGCAGTTGACAAAGCATAGAGAAAAGGGTATGATTAAAGTTATTGTTTTAGGTAATCAGGCTTACTGGGTATCTAACAATAAATTTTATGTTGCAGAGGCTATCAATGGTGAGGTACAAAAAAATACTACAAAGCCAGTTGACATAGATAGCCTATCAAAGGTAGAATTAGATAAGATGCTATTTATACTAGATAGTTTGAGGGATGGGAAAAGAAATGATCGTGGCAGTTCAGGGAACAAATGAGTTCAATGACTATGGAGTTTTTATTCGCTCTATGGGTGTTGCCATGTCAAATATGAATCAAGAAGATAAAGAATTCATTATTTATTCCGTTGGTCCTACAAAGGTAAATTCTTTTGTTTCGGAATTTTCCAATGTGTCAGAAAAAGGAATGAGGGCAAGAGGTAAAAAAATAAAATTTTACAAGGTTGCTCCTCTTTGGATGAAAGAAAATTTAGATCAAATAAATTATTTTGCTTTTTTAAGCAAGCCAAATGAGAATGTATCTAAACTAGTTTCAGAGGCACAATTAAAAAACATAGAGGTTGGCATATTTAAATACTAGGGGGTATTTATGTTTATTAAAAGTTTAAATACAATGGAAAAAATTGTTGCTAAAAATAACAATTTGTTTTGGCGTGGCTGGGATGTTGTTGATTTAAAAGAATCAGATATTGCAAAAACATCACCAAAAGGCATTAGGGTAAAAGATAGATGGTATATTCATAAAGTTTATTCACCTACTCGTTTTGGTTGGGATATTCCGAATAAGTATAGAGATTAAAAATGAAGCAGCATTTATGGAAAGATAATGCTATATGTTTAGGACTTGATACTAATATATACTTTGATAAATATGAAGACAACCCATCTAGTCGTGGAGTTGTTGATTCTATGTGCCAAATGTGTCCAGTAGCCAAAACATGTTTTGCTGTTGGTATATCTGGTAAAGAGTGGGGAGTTTGGGGTGGTGTTTATTTAGAAGGCGGAGAAATTTCAAAAGAATTTAATAATCATAAAACCAAACAAGATTGGTCAGATACCTGGCAATCTTTAACTATGGAAAAATAATGTATACAGATGAAATGAAAATGGCTTTTCATTCAATACCAGCCCCTAAAAATTTCAAGGTAGATATTATAGACAATGAACATTTCATTACAGTTAAGGCTAATGAGGCTATGTTTATGCGTCTATTTGACACAGAGAAACGACAAGCGATAGAATATATGGTAAGAGTAAAGAAGGCTTTAGAGGATAACGGAGCAATAGTTATGATTACTAGAGAGGCTATAAAGTAATGCAAACCTTTCTACCTTATAAAGATTACAGCCAATGTGCAGAAATATTAGATAATAAAAGATTAAATAAACAGATATTAGAAGCCTATCAAATACTTAAGATTTTGTCTGGTAAATCTCCGTCAGGAGCATGGCGCAATCATCCAGCGGTATTAATGTGGAAAAATGCTGAATGGTCATTACGCAATTACGCTAAAGTCATGATTAAAGAGGCTAAGGCAAGGGGTATAAGGACAGACAAGAACGAGTCCAATATAAAGGCTCTAGAGGCTGTTTGTGGGCAGATTTGGGGTACTAATAAGCCAGTCTGGAATAAGCCTTCTCATATAAACCGTGTAAATATCACTCATAGGGCTAACTTATATCGTAAAGATCCTATCTACTATTCTGAGTTTTACATGGACACTAAGAACGAGTATAATAGAACTTGTTGTGATAAATGTTTATATTATTGGGCAACTCATATTGAGGGGAGAGTAGCATCATGAGAAATGGTTTGTTAATATTTTTTATTGTTTTATCATTTTCTTTTGCTATATCATATTTGTCAGTTTTATATAAATTAAGAAATGTTAGTTTAACTTCCGCTCAATTATTTTTAGAAAACTTTAAACTTAATCAACAGGCTGAATCAGTTAAAGCAAATCAAGAATTAACTGATAATGACATACATAGAGAAAATTTTATTAAGTTTTTATCAGACTCTCGTGACTGGGCTTTTACATATATTGAAGATGTTCAAAAAGGTTTGGTTAAATTTGTTGAAGAGGTAGATCCAACTATTAGTTATTTTGATGAATTTAGTTCTATACAAGAGGGCAATCCCTTAAATGATGGCATGAAAAAAATAACTACTGCATATAAAGATTTAAAAAAGTTTTTGCCAAATGAATCAGAAATAAAAAATACATGAGAGACATATTACTTTCAGTATTAACAGGTTTTGGATGCGGTGCTGTGTTTGCTGCATTCAAATTGCCAGTACCAGCACCACCAGTTTTTGCGGGAGTCGCAGGAATTGTTGGGCTGTGGATTGGCTTTACAATACTAACACAAATTATATCCTAGGAGGAATAATGAATAACTTGTTAAATGACAAGACAAAGGCGATGTTAGCATCATATGGACGATCTGTTCTTGGTGCAGCAATTGCGCTTTACATGGCTGGCGTAACAGATCCAAAAGATCTATGGGCTGCACTAGTTGCTGCTATTGCACCAGTCGCATTGAGAGCACTTAATCCTAATGATTCAGCATTTGGTATCTTACCTGATGTTAAAGAAGTTGCTAAGGCTCTTAAGTCCGTAAAGGCACCAGCAAAAAAAGGGGCTGCCAAGAAGTAATTTATCTTCTATCAGATAGCCAGTCTAGAAATGGGCTGGCTTTTCTGTTTATTCATTAATAACTTTTAACCACTTATTTTTTAAACTTTCAACTGAAAAATTATTAAATCCAATTTCAATTGCATTATTTTTATATTTATCTATTTTTTGATCACTTATATAATTATCAATCGCTCTACCTAATTTTATTGCGTCAGCCTCATATACATCTACCATTGATTTAGTTTTAAACTCACCAATTTTATTTGAATCTATTAGCCATTTGTCTGGAAGTATTTGATTATTAGGCGATATGTTTGTCATAAAAACGGGTAGACCAGAAATCAAAGCCTCATTCATAGGTAAACAAAGACCAGCATAGCGTCTAGGAAGAACCATAGCATCATAGCCACTGTATAAATCTTCCCTATTTCTAACATTATCTTTGTTTATTTTTAAACGGTTGTCTTTAGTTATAAAGTCTAACGGTGTTTGTGTTGTTATTACAAGTTCATAATCTGCACTAGAATGTTTGAGCATTTCTACTACAGTATTAGTTCCATTTCTATCTTTGGCTGCTTTTTTACCAGCAACATGGAGTATTCGTTTGTGTGTTTTTGATAAATTATTTTGTCTTACATTATTAAATAAAGAGGTATCTGTTGGTGGTGGCAAATGATATACCCTACATTTTGATCCAAACTTTTTTTCAACAATGTCCATATTCCAAACACTTGGTGATAATAATATATCTGGCAAAGACCACTCTGGATTAACCATATTGCCAAATAGTTCATAGTTATATTGCAATATTGTTTTTATATTTCTTTTTCTTGCTATATCTACAAAATCTAAATGATAAAATGTTTCACAACTTATAACAACATCAACATCATCCAGAAAGGCAAAAACCTCTTTCATTCTAGGCATGCCCTTTATTGTTTTTATTACATCATATCCGTCATACCAGTGCGGGTATTGCTTATTATTATTAAAAGAATAAGAATCAACAAGCAATATCTTATGAGGATTTAACATCTTAACTAACTCTCTTGTTTGATTACCAAGACCAGTGTTATCACATCTTGCTATAATTCCAAGTCTCATTCTTTATACCCCCAGATATCATCATCTGCTGTATATTTTCTTGTACCCTCACGACCATCTAAGTGATAAGATCTTTTAATATTTCCTTCTGGATGATAAATCCATAATTTATGTTTGCTCCAACCACCTTCATTAAAAATATCATAAGGTAATACATCGTCTTGTATTTTGCCATGAAACGTGTCTTCTATAAAAAATTTATCTAAGCAATTTGGCAAAATAATATTTTTATAATAAGTTTTTTTACTTAAATGTGGTCTTTGACTCCACTGTGCAGTTTTCATAAAGCCATCTTCTAATCCAAACATTAAATGTTTATGTTCTTTAGGAATTGATGCTTCAAAATGAAATCTAACTGTATTTGCTTTATCATATTCAAACATATCAAAACATTTTTGCCAATCAATTTCACAATCAGTAACTAATGGCGCATCACCCTCAACATAAAGTATTAGTGGCGTTTTAATTTCATTTATTGTTTCACGCATCATATTGGTTTGATGACTATGTTTATCAAATATAATAGGTACTATATTTTTATATTCATGTAAACATTTCCACAATATACGATTTTTATACTCATCATAATCACTTTTTCTATTTTTTTGTTCTTCCCTAAGACCATCTATTTGCATAATAATTTCATTATCTGGGAAATGAAATCTAATATCATTAATTGTTTGTTCTATCATGCTAGTGCTTGGATGAGATGGCAAAACAGATGTTGCCATTACAATTGTTATATCATTTTTTTGCATTGATTTGTTTCATAATTGTATTTGAAAGATCTCTTTTATATTTAATCCACCAAGCAACTGCTTGATGCATGTTGTTTGGATAATTGTCTAATAAATTTGGTAAAATATTTTTTAAGTTTTCCCAATTAGAGACTAATTTTATTGGTATATTTTTTTCAAACATTTCATTATAAAAATTTGTTTCTATGTTTTTAGAATTTTTTAAATCCCCTACAGGAAGTGACATCATTTCTAATGTTTCATAAAATCTAAAAGAATCTATAACTTGTGCGCCAGCAGGAGCAGGACAAATTTTTGATAATGATAAGTTTTCGTAATATTTTTTAGGATTATCACCCTTGGCAAATCCATCCGTAGGCTTATATAGAGCATTAGGCAGGCTTGGCATAATTTTAGCAAGTTGCTGTCTTCTGGAGTGTGTTATTTGACCACCAAAGTAAATATCATATTTTTTTATTGGATATTTTGGAATGTTTTGTTTTAAATGTTGTGGAGCACCAAGAGGTAATTTATTATATTTATAGTGATTTTCATGTGGATACTGTATCCAAATGTCTATGTTTTTATGCTTTATGGCATTAATATTAAAAGTTGCTTCTTCATCTCCCGTTACAAACAATACAACTTTTTCAATATTGTTTAATTCTTTATTTATTTTATCTTCTTGATTAATATTTTGCGCTCCAGGAATAACAACAAAACCTTTATTAACTTTGGGCAACTCTGTTACCTGAACTTGCTCTATGTTTTTTTTATTAAAAATTTCTTTTAATAAACCATAATCCCATTTATCATTTGCATAATCTTTTCCATCATGCGAGTATAGGTATGCTTTAGGATGGCTCATAATATAAGTGTACTTCATGTTGATAATCAAGTAATGTTTCTTTGTATCCTAATTCCCATAACCAAAATCTTAAATCATATAAGTATTCATTCCATTGTTGCATCATAAACTCTGGGTGACCAGATAGCCAGATCTTAGGTTTAAACTCTTTTAAAACAGCCTCTGCACCCCTTAAAACACGACCTTCGCTGCCCTCTACGTCTAAAGAAATTGCAGTAGGAGGCTTAATGCCATGATCATATACACAAGAATCTATGGTAATTTGACCATAAGTGTCTCCTTCAAGGTATAGTTCTTTAAATCCATGCGCTGTTTCAATTTTTAAATTTGATTCTGGTGGAAATTCGTTATAATAAATACGTGTAAGGCTATTATTTTTGTCTGAAGCAAATCCAGGAATGCAAATTGTTGGATTTTTTAAATTATTTGCCTTCCAGATTAATGGATAATGAGACCAAACTTTTGGGTTCGGTTCAAATATTATAGTCTCTGCTCCCCAAATTTGACATAAAGCAACCATCTCGCCTTCTTCTCCACCAACATAATAAATTACGTCATTAGTTCCAAGATTTTTATGCATTGATCGTAATCTGTTTTTTTCCCAACCATTTTCTGTATACCATTCAGGTCTGTCTGCACGATGCTTTGGTAATATAATTTCAAACTCTCCGTTAACTATTGCTTTAATCATTTCTGTCATGATCTCAACCAACTAACCAAAGATGTCTGTGGTGTCCACCCAGTTAATCTCTTAAACTTTGCATTTAATGCTAAAGTTTCTTTAACTTCTCCAATTCTTGGCGGAATAAAATCAATATCATCTGAAATCATATTAGCAATCTCAACTATAGAGTAGTTAGTTCCATATCCAATGTTATATACTTCCCCAAAGCCATTATAGACTTCAGATGCAAGAATGTTTGCTTGTACTATATCTGATATGTGAGTAAAATCTCTACGTTGAGATCCATCTCCAACAATCGTTAATGATTTACCTTCACTTTTTTGTTTTAAAAATAAACCAATGACTGGTGCGTATTGACCCTTTAATGGCTGCCTATCTCCATAAACATTAAAATATCTAAGAGATATAGTTTTTAGTCCATAAAGATTATAATAGACTGTTGCAAGGTTTTCACCAAAAACTTTTGCAGCAGAGTATGGTGTTAATGGATTAGATGGTTGCGTTTCTTGGTTTGGAAGAATTGCTTCTTTGCCATATGCAGAAGATGTACTTGAATAAATTAATCTATCTACTTTGTTAAGCCTACATAGTTCAAGAACGTTGGCTGTTCCTAC